GGCGTGGTGGTCATCTGTGGACCCTTTCTGTTGGGGGAGGTTGTGCCGCGGGCTGCGGCAGCGAAAGCGTGGAAAGCGGTGACGGGGTCGGCGAGTTCGTCGGCCAGACCAGCGGCGATGGCGTCAACACCGCGGAAAACGGCAGCTTCAGTGGCCAATGCCGATGCGTGGGGCAGCCGATCCCCACGACCGGCAGCGACGGTTTCGGCGAAGAGGAAGCGCACGACCTCCAATTCGCGCTGCATCTGGTCGTGAACCGCTTCGTGCAGGGGCTGATATGGGTTGGCATCAACCTTGTGCGCCCCGGCGTGGATCAGCGTGACGGCGATCCCCTTCTGGTCCAGCGCCCCACTCATGTCTGTGTGCAGCGCCACGACCCCAATACTGCCGACAGCGCCTGTGCGGGGCAGGATGATACGATCGGCCTGGGAGGCAAGGACATACCCCGCCGACAGGGCATGTTCCGCGACGAATGCGTGGACCGGTTTCTGCGCCCGGGCGGCGCGGATGCGATCTGCCAGATCGAAGGCCCCAGCCACCTCGCCACCAAAGCTATCGATGTCGAGCGCGATGCCCCGCACACCGGGATCGGCAACGGCCGCCTGAAGCTGGGCAGCGATGCCTTCGTAGGAGGTCAGGCCGGAAGATTGCCCGATCCACGCGCCGCGATGGACAAGTGTGCCCGCGATTTCGATGACGGCGATGCCGTCGATCATGGCGAAGGGTTGGGTGCCGTTGCGCTGATGACGCTGGGCAAGGTCATTGCTGAACAGCGAGGCCCGCGCTGGAAGAGCAACTGCGGTCTGATCGGAAACGTCAGCGTCAAAGCCATGGAAGGTGATTTCCTGCCCGGTGATGCGCGGCCCCAGCCCGGCCAGGAAGGTCAGCACCTTGGCGGGATCGACCATCAACGGCGTGTTGAAGGCGCGCTGGGCGATTTGGGCGTGGTGCATCATGCGCCCTCCTTTGGTTCGGGTTTTTCATCGGCTTCTTCCGGCGCGTCTCTTTCGGCATCTGGATCCTCGTTCGCCTTGCCACCTTCGCCCGGCCCCTGCGCCGGGGATCCCGGGCGGCGGAAGTCCAGGCCCAGCGCCGCTTCGCGTTTCCGCTCGGCGGCGATCTCCCGATCAACCTGCTCGGCGTCATAGCCGCGCTCTGACAAGGCTTGGGTGCGGGATTTCAGGCCTGCCTCGATCTGCAGGATCTCGGCCGAAGCGTCCTTCATCGGGTCGATCCAGTCCCATTTCGTGGGCAACCAGGCGCAGGCCTGATACTGGCGGCGCTGGCTGTCATAACCCGGCAGGACGAGGGCGCCCGACAACACGGCGGTATCCATCCAGCGCACCCAGACCGCCCGGCAGAGCTGATAGACCAGCACGCCATGTTGCCAGGCCGAAATGCGGCGGCGGAACTCGATCAGAGAAATCCGCGTGTTGGAGAAGTTGCCCTTCGCCGTGTCGCCGGTCAGATAGCCATAGGGCACGCCCAGCGCGGCGGCGATTTGCAGCAGGGTCCGGTATTGAAACGGCTCATAGGTGCCGCCCGAGTCCGGTGTGGCAGGAGTGGACACATCCTCGCCGGGATCGAGGCGCACCACTTGGCCCGGTTCGACCTCCAGATCCTCCTCGGTCGGTTCCAGCGGCGTTTCCGGGGCGGGTGAGGTGATGAACATCGCGAACATCGCCGCGATCTTCTTCCGCTCCAGCTCGGCGTCGTCATAAAGGTCGAGTGTGAACAATTTCACGATGGCGGCCGCAAACCGCGACACGCCGCGCAGCTGGCCAGCCTCTACGGGGTCGAGGACATGGATCACGTCGCCAGCTGGAACGCGGACGGTTTCGCCGGATAGCCCCGGATCGGTCAGGTCGCCCGGATGGCGGCGCAGGAAGTGATAGGCGACGCGACGGCCGATACCGTCAAACTCGATGCCCTGACGGATCAACCCCGCACCTGGCAAGGTGCGGTTCATATCCAAGGGCAGCATTTCCGCAGGCAGCATCTGCAATTGCAGCGGCACGGTCAGACCGTCTTCGGCCCGGCGGGGACGGATGCGAAGGAACACCTCGCCCGACAGGAACACCTCGCGCGCGGCCCGGCGCTGAAGGCCATAGAAATCGGTCAGTCCTTCGGCGTCAGCGTCATCGGTCCAGGCGAGCCACAGTGCCTGCAGCTCTTCTTTCTTCGCGGCGTCGGCAATCGATGACGAGGGTTTGATGCCATCGCCCACAACATTGCTGGCGAAGCTTTCCACCGCATTGGCCGCATAGCCGTTGTTGCGGACCAGCCACCGGGCACGGGCAGTAATGGTGTCGCCCGAGGCGGCGATCAGCGTGTTCACATGGGCGCGGGATGCGCGGAACCCGCGCAGGCGACGATGGGCTTGCGCCGCGTCAAACCCGCCAATGATGCTGCCGATGCGCTGGCGAAAGGCCTCGAAAGCCATCGGTCACAGACCCTTCGAGGCAACCGTGCCCCAGCGTCGACGACGCGGGGTACCGGTGGTGGCGGTGGCAATCCGGGTTTCCAGATCGCTGATCGCGTTCGCCAGTTCTGCGTCCGATCCATAGTTGATCGATTTGCCGTCATAGCTGACCGAGCGGACGCCCGCGTAACGGGCCTCCTGCAGCGCGGCCAGAAGCGCGCGCATCCGTTCCAGGTCCATTTCAGTCCCTCATGAAGTTCGGTGTGTAGGCCCGGCGTTTCCGCCGTGGCGTCGTCGGTGTTCCCGCCTTGGCCGGGGTGGGCGTGGCCGGTTCCATTGCGACACCTTCGACTGCAGTCGGGGTGACTGGCGGTCTTGTTTCCACCCCGGCCTGCGCTTCCAGCCGCCGCCAGGTCGCCTCATCCCAGCGATCCGCGCCCATGATCCAGGCCGCAGCCCTTGCGTAGACGCGGGCGTCCAGCGCCTCGTTGCGTTCCCGCATTTTCTGCCATTCGGGGTGGGCATAGCCGCGCTTGTTGCGCACGGTGACCAGCTGTTCGGCCACCAGCTGCTTCAGCCATTCGGTGTCGATCCAGTCGGGCAGATGCACGGTGCCGGGGGCGTCGAGCACGCCCAGCGCCCGGTCCTCGTCCGAGGGGCGTTCCAGCCGCAGAAAGCGGTATGTTTCTGTCTTGAAGGTCGCCGTGGCCACTGACCACAACCGCGCCCCGCGGCGCAGACGTTTGCCGCCGATGGTGGCGTCGACGAAGGTCGGGCCCGACACCGGCGTGGCGCGGTTGAAGCCTTCCAGGCCCTTGATCGGGGCGACCTGATCGAAGCCCTGCTTGCGCGCCCATGCGTAAACCGCCGGGGCCTCATAGCCGGTGTCGATGGCGAGTTTGCCGATCACCATCACCGCGCCATTGGCGCAGGCCCATGTCCGCCCCAAGAGGGCAGTGAGCTTGTCCCAGCAGGCTGGGTCGTCCGGGCCGCCAGCAATCACGATGTGATCGACCAGCCAGCTTTCCAGGCCGCGACCCCAGGCCCAGACATCGACCTCGATCCGGTCTTTCTGCACGTCCACGCCAGCCGTCAGGAACAATCCGCCGACGGGGATCTGCACGCCGCCATAGGCTTCGCGGCGCTCTGCCAGCCGCTGCCATTCCGGCGCATCGCCGCTTTCGACCCACGTTTCGCCCAGAAGCGTGTTTCGGGCGACGCGCAGCATCTCTTCCGAGCCTTGCGCCGCCAGCCACTCGCGCGCGATTTGCTGCCAGCTTTTCCAGCCCAAGGGCGAATAGAGCGCCGAGATGTGGAAGCCGATCGAGTTTGGATCGGCAGAAACGGCGGTCGCCCGCCATTCGCCCCGTTCCAGCATCTGCGTCTTGTGATGCTCGGCGATGGGCTTTTCGCAGCCTTCGCAGTGGTAGGCGGCGGTGTCCGGCCGCCCCTTGTCCCAGCGCAGGCGCTCAAAACGCAGCCATTGCATCGCGCCGCAGTGCGGGCAGGGCACGAAGTAGCGGCGCTTGTCGCTGGCATCAAACTCCCGTTCAATGCGGGACAATCCCCGGATCGTCGGGGTCGAGACCATGAACACCTTGCGCCGATGCGAAAATGTGGTGGTCCGCGCCTCCGCCAGAGTGACCGGGTCGCCCTCTTCGTCAGCCGAGGCCGGATAGGCGTCGACCTC